CAGCGTAACAACAGCTGTAAACCCAAACGTGAGCGTAACACTGCTTAAGTCAAATGGGTACACAATCGGTCCGGGTTTGACGCAGATTCCGAGCTACGCTGACCCAATCGTTGGGCCTGCGTTTGCAGCTGCTTGTAGAGCTTTTGCACGTCGGCAAGAATCTCTTGAGCTGTTGCACCTTCCCACGCTGTGCCGCCTGCGATTTTTGTACCGGGTGTAATGGATGCTGATAAACTTGGGTCATTCAAACTGCCGTAGTTCATCAGGTTTTCAACACCATAAAAATAAGTTTTGTTTTGGTATTTATTAAGCGTCAAAGCTGATGCAATGTTGAGTCTGTTGGCCCAATCAACCTTTGCTAAACCCATGCGCGCCAATTCTTTTTCGCCCCACTGAGTGATCACTTGGTAGTGGAATGATTGACGATTTACAAAGTTTACGTTAGTGCTTGCGACCCCGCTTTGACTGTAGTCACCATACGCGCTTGTTTGCCCGGTTGATTCAATCACCGGGAACATTGCCGTTTCGGTTACCCAGTCGCCCTTTTTAATCTCTTCGCCTACAATTTCGGCCGCCTTCATGGGGCTTACAAGGACCTCAATTAAAGCTGGGTCAACATAAGTAGACAAAAACGCAGGGATGCCGCTGTTACTTACTGTGATTAAAGACGGCTGAGCATCGCAAGCGATCCCATTGTATGTTTGTTTGAGGCTTATATTATCGGCTTGCAGCTGGGCGTTTACACCCATAAAATGCACGCCAGCCTGATATTCCAGTGCTTTTAAATCCATTTTATAACCCTTTTTAGAATGTGATCACAGCCAGTTCGTCTGCGCCGCACGCTTGGCTGCACACAAAATCCGTTTCAACGCCAGTACCGCCAAATGACACTTCACCCGTCGCCGGGTCAGCAAATGCAGGCTGGCCGCGCTCTGCCGCTGCGCCCGTAGCTTTAACGAAATAGTCACCTGTGCGCTGCAATGTCACAGCAAAGCCTTGGGGAATGGTCATGCTGCTCTCTGCTAGATATGTAGAGATAAGCCCTTGCTGTTCGCGGTGAACAAAGCCATCGGGCTTGCCGGTTCCGCTGTTTAAGACGGTCACGCCGTCTTCTTGCACCCATGCAAAACGCCCAACGATAACGCCGTCTTCACCAGCAACAAAGCCGCTCTCTGGAGCGACAACGGAAGACCGTGGATTTGATGTCGCAAAGTCACCCTCGACCGCTGGCGCCTGCTGTAAGTTAACTTGTTTTTGAAAAGGCATTGTCTTATCCTTGTTTGAATCTGTTTAGGCCTGGGAATTTCTTTGCCAGGCTTGCTGCTGAGTTTGCCGAATCTTGCGCGATCACATTACTCGAAGCATGATTGTTTGACGCTGCAACGCGGAACAAAGCACGCAATGCTGCAAGTCCGGTTACGTCTTTGCGATCAACATTTAGATGATCTAGCGCAAACGAATAGATGTCCGAAGCGGAATCCATTGCAACGTCACCAACAACTGCACGAACGTCTCGCGCGGCCTCTGCTGCATCTTTAAACTCTTTGCGCAGCTTGGCTTCAACCTCCCGCATGCCCTTATCCATCGCGGCTTTCACGGTTTCTGGCCTCATATGTGGAGTCTCTTCTTCATCCTCTGCCGGTTTTCCTTCTGGTTCTTCGTCTTCGGCTGCTGGCACGATCAAAGCCAATGCGGCTTCGATGATTTCATCTTCGACTTTGCCGGCAAGCAATGCCCGCAATTTTTCCGCGGGTGACTCATCTGCTCCCAGGTCGGTTTCAAGCGGTTTTGGATCGTCTTCAACGTCCAGAAGGGCGTCAATGATGTTGCCGATCTTTTGCGAATCGATTTCGGCATCGAGAGCGATCAGCCTGTTTTGTACAGCTTTTTTGTCAAAGCCTTTTCTTTTGGCCTTGCCTACTATCTCTTGCAGGGCTGCGTCGGCTGCAAGCTTCGGCAGTGCCGCGCTTAGAGCTACAAACAAAGCCTTGCCAAGTTTAGTCATGTGCATATTTTTAATGTCCTTGAACGGGTTTGAGTCGGCAACTACAACATCGGGCCCCGCGCGGCCGACTTCCACAAGCGCTAAGTGATTGCCCTGAATTTCTGTCATTACTCCATCGTATGCTTGCCCTTCAAATTCGCCGTGGGTCATAACTGGTACGTATCTGTAAGCACACGACAGCTCTTTAATTTTGCCGGATTCAATCCCGGCAATTGCTTCGGCATCCCAGACGCAAATATCGGCGTCCAAGTACGGATGCTTAAACTCAACATCGGATCCTATTGATCCGACAATTAAATCTTGTCTTGGCGCGTCCACCGTTACTGGCACATGCTCTTTTAAAATAGGCAGGCGAGCAAACGTGGAAGCCCCCTTTTTCAACTCAGCAGGATCTCTAAGCAACTGATAAACCCTATCCGGATCAAGGCCAAGCTCTTCGTAGCCAGGAATCTCTTTGCCATAATAAGGGTTTACCGTCGCGCGTGATATGTGGGATCGTTCGACATGTAATCGACCGTCCACATCGATCACCCGTGCCGTTTTGTCAAACGCAAACGATGTTTTCATAGTTTGTCTATCATATCATAAAAATAAATCAGAATGGTAGGATGCTTCTGCTACTGCACCTACAATTGATTTCCTCGCCGGGTTGTATGTACTTACCTGATATCAAACAGCCATCCGCGATTTTGTAGGTCTTTCCGTTTGCTGCGACGTGATCAGGGCGCGGCGTCCTACCTGCGTGCGAGTGCATCCAAATAGCCTCCGTGATACCTAGCTCCATCTGACGCGCTCGATTGACAACCGCATTGGCTTTGTTTGACTGATCCCTTGCGATCAGTTCAGCACGCCTTTTCGTGATAGGGTAGAGCTGCCTCAGCTCTTTTGTCATCGTCGCGAGATCGCGACCAGTTGCGTATGATCGCATGACAATACCTTCAGCTTGCTGTAAGTATCGCTCCGGGATTGACTTGATCAGTCCCACGTTTTCAGCAATCGAAGCATCCAGAGCGTCCTGCATGGATTTCGTCATTTTAAAATCAACTGCCCATCCTGCATCTTTTAGAGCCTGCCGAAACGCTGAATCGGAATGCTTAAACATGCGCCGAACGTAAGCCTCAGCAAGCTTTGGGGCGTACTCGTCAAAACGTTTAACCCATTTCTTTGCAAGCTCGTTTAGCGTGCGCTTGATCTTTGTTGTGGGGCTTGCGTCCTGAGCTTGCTCAGCCAGTTCAAGCATCCGTGGTGGCTCTTTTTTGTATGCGGCAACAAGCCAATACTCAATTGATTTTGTCATTTCGTCGGTAATCGCCTGCATGGCTTTTTTGTATGACGACTCTATGCCTCGGTTTGCGTGTACCGCGCGGACTGTTTTGGGTGATCTATGCACGTTTTGCCATTATCTTTCCGTTCCACTGGTTTGCCATAGGCTGTCCATTTGGACCTAACATGTACATCTCGTAACCTTCGGCGATTTTAGCGTTATACTCTGGCGAAAAAAATTCAGGGCGCTCGGCAACAACATCCCAGCCATTTTCTTTTGTCATAATTGAGGTTAATTTTTCAAAATCTGATTTAAGCTTTTCGGCTTCTTTTTTGCTCCCTGTCCAGTCGTCCATAATTTCGTTAGCGGCCTCAATGTCACCTTTCAAAATTTTTTCTTTAGCCTCTTTTCCTGCTTTGCTTTTTTTGTAATTTGATGCCATTTCGTATTCTTCCGCCCTGACGTACGCCGCAGCTTGTGGATATTTTGTGCGCAAAGCATCAGGGTCGGACTCAGGTGGCGTTGGGTATTGCTCGTTTTCGCTATCTTGATATTTTGTAACTTCGGCTGAGTGTCGGTTATGCTCGCGTTTGGCCGAAACGAGATCCAAGTAACCTGGGATTTTTTCGGGGCTGGAAAATGATGTATTTGTTTTTTTTGCAATTTTATTCTTTGGTCCTGTAAAGTCTTTCTTTATTTCCCCTATCTTTTCCCCATTAAACTTACCGCCCATTCCAGCTTTTATTTCGCCGGTTTCGTCATCTATTTTTACAGACTTGCCCGTGTGATCTGGGCCATTTGGTTTGACTGTGATCCATTTGTCGGCATCGCTTGCTATTTCTTGACTTTCAATCTCGTTCGCCGGATCTTCGCCACCCTCAACCGGGCCAACCGGCGGGACTATCTCCAAGCTCGTATCAAGCCCTTGATATCCGCTCGAAGGATCCCGCGCAAGGCGCTCACGCTCTTCGCTCGGATCGAGTACGCCACGATCAATGTACAGCGATGCAGTGCGTCCGTTAAGCTCTCTGATTTCTGCTTCTTCTTTTGGCGTGCTTTGATGTAGGGGTTTAAAAGACAGGCCAATATCTGGGTCAATCTCACCAAATAAAGATAGCTGCACGACCTTCAAAATAGTTTCGAGGGGTTCGCGCCAGAACGCTTCTTGTTGGGCTTTTACCCAATCGTAAAATATTCGTATCTCACCTTCGCTTGATGCGTTAAGACCGCTTGGGGATATGCCCGTAAGTACAATTGCGGGCATGCTTGACACGCTGCACATATGCTCTTGGCTTTGCGCTTGTAGTTCGTGCAGGCCAGACAGGGGCGTATTGATCTGTTGCAGCGCCTCCCTCTCTTTGTCAAGCAACATCAATCCTTTGTTGCTGCGGGTTAAGGTAAAAAGCTCTGCGCGTTTAAACACATCCGTGCCGTCATCGTCACCCTGAAGCACTTGATCCATGCTTGTTGCTAAAACCGTGATCGAAAAATTATTAAGCAGGTCGGACACGCTTTGCCTCGTGCGTAGCCAATTATCAACATAGGGCTCAGCTAGTTGCGAAAGCGAGATGCCCGAGAAATTGTATGCAGGTTTAAGGATATCCGACACTGGCCGGGTGATAATTGTCATTAAGCGCGACGCATGGACTTCTTGGCCAAGCATAAACCACCGACTAGGTACGTAAAAATCAGGCGCAACGGGATCGAGTGCGTTGTATGCTGATGGTGTCGTCCAAATCGGCTCAACAGTCACCGCACGCAAAAAACTACCTGGCTTGATAACGCGAGGATCGAGTATAAGCGGGGTTTTTCTGTCCGCTCCCGCGATATCCAAAAATATTTGTGCGCGGCCAAAGTAGCAGTCATGTTGTGCTGCCGACTCAATAACCTTGTGTATGTTTAATCGCTTAAATTCAGCCTCGATCGCTTTGATTCTTTCGTTGCTCGCGTCGCTGTCTTCCTCTCTGCTTGTAAACTCTATCCACTGCCTTGTAAGCTCTGTTGATAGCTTTGTTGCAAACGCCCGGTATTCGGGGCGAGTTGTTAGCTGAGCCAAATACGGATAACCCGGAAAGCCACCACCCGGTGCTATTTGGGCGGCAATTGAATAGACGCTATTGCAGCTGTCTAGCGCCATCACAGGAGGGGTTACGCCCTCTGGGACTACGCCAGGCATGAGTTGTGGTGGCTGTATCGAGTAATCGTAAGACTTGCGCTGTGGCGTGACCGTCCTCGCTTTTTCGACCGCCATGTTTAGCCCGTTTTTTTCCTTTTTTGCTGCCATGATATTCGCCGTTTGAATGTGTCTGAAAAGTATATCACCGTTTAGCTTTATTGTCGGCCAATCGCTTTGTTTAAAGCTTCCTGCGATATGTTTAATTTGTTAAATAATGGGTACAGCCTGCGCAAAGCTTGCGTAAGGGCGTCCACCTGATCATCATTTGCCGCCGCTGGGAACCCTGTTAGCTCGTTAACCAAATCCTTTACCCATGGTGCCGTATCCTCATGGGGTAGCCACACATTGCCAGCCTCCCAGTACGCGGTTACTGCGTGCGCTCGGGCAAGCTTAGACCCGTCAGGCTCGACTGGGATAATGCCCGGAACGCTTGCTTTTAGCGTGTCTATAACAGCCGGTCCGTTTGCTTTATCCTCGATCAGTATTTCGCGTGTTCGTGGCCACGCATCCCGCAAAGCCACAACCTCTTTTACAGTCTTGGTAAAGCTCATCCGCTGCCTGACCTGAGCTAGCAGATACGAGTTAGCCCCATGTTTGCCCCATACTTGGCCAACTACGTAATCCGTCCCGTCGGTGTCTTTGAACGTGCAATCCCAAGACGCAATAACTTTATCAAACTTGGCTGGCAGGTCTTTAGGTAAGTAATAACGCAGGCCAAACTCTTTAAAAACGTTACCACCCAAAGCCTTGGGTGAGCTTTGGTACATTGCGCTCCACCAATAGTCCGACAGCTCCGCTTTAAACTCTAACAGCTGCTCGATCGGGTGCAATTCAGGGACAAGTGCGCCACGCGGAAGCTTTGGGTTGTATCCCACTTCACCCGAGTCGTTTATGGCCGACAATAAAGCTAAACGGTGATATACTTTTCAGACACATTCAAACGGCGAATATCATGGCAGCAAAAAAGGAAAAAAACGGGCTAAACATGGCGGTCGAAAAAGCGAGGAC